AGTTTTTATAATCTGTTGTATTTTGTTGTAATCAATAGAGTTTATACCATCTTGTAATTCTTTAGTTCCTACGAGTTCAGCAACAGAATCTATTTCATCTGCAGCTATTCTTGTAGAAAATAATTGTTCTCCTAAGCTACCAGTTAATTGTATGTTTAATGGGTCACCTTTTCTAACATTAGATTTTAAAGAAGCTAACAACAAAGGATGTGTAAATACATTAGGTCCACCATAAAATGCAGTTCTTACAGCTTCTTCAGGTGGTACACGTAAAGCCAAAGCACCACGCAACATCCACATAGGTTTTAAACCTCTTTGCATTATGAAATCTGAATACATGTACTCTAACCATGACGTTGGTGCTAATGTAGTTTTCTTTCTTCTATAGTTTTGTTTTAATCCTCTTGTAGGTATTTTTGCTTGTTGTAATATTTTTTCACCAATACCTCTAGAAGGGTCTGACCATGTAGTAGATATAATTTTTTTTAATCCACTATTCTTTGGACCAACTATTCTTCTAAAAGAAGCTAATGACCTACTTAACTCTTTGTAATCAACTAATGGTGTAAAGTTGTCTGCAAACTGTCCCATTGAAAAAGCAGTTGGCACAGCTTCTGTTTTAGCAGTTATTATTTCACCTGTTTCAGCATTTACTTCTTGTGGTTTATATCTATATTTTGTGCCAGGAAATGCTTGTGGTAAACCATCTTCATCATAAAAGTATTTTCTTTTTTCAGATATTTCATTATTAAAAAATTTCATTACTTCAGAAACTAATTGGTCTTCACCTTGTAAATCAGGATTATCTGCTATAACTTTTTTTTCTATTCTTTTATTAACTTGTTTTACAACTTTAACAATGTCTTCTTGTGTTTGTGCATTAAGTAACTCTCTTATAAAATAATCTCTAGTTTTATTATTTTCTCCAAGTGTTTTAACTAAACCATCTATGTTTTCTATTGTTTCTTGTATGTGATTTATAGCAGCCATTCTCCCTGGAGCTAAGTCAAACAAACGAGATACTCTTTGTGGTAATGCATTTCTTAAACTACCACCTAAACCTATAACACCTCTGAACTGGTCATCTTTCATTTTTCCAAGTAATGCACCTACAGTATTTCTAAGTGGTGCTATATCTATAGAGTTACCTGCGAATTTCATAGCTAATTGATTAGCCATATCTCCTACTACATTTTGTCTCATAGGTAATTTTGTTATTGGTGTTGTAGATGCTAGTTCAGCTAGTTCTTTTCCTATAAATGCTCCTGAATAAGGTGCAACCATAAGGTCAGATAAATCTCCATTTTTTAATAATGTTTTAACAATTTCTTTCATAGAACTTTTATCTTTAACTTGTGCTAAAAGATTTAAAACTTGCGTATCTACTTTACTAAATGTAGGTATATCTTTTAAACGTGCTACAGAACTATTTTGTACTAATGCATCTACAAACTTATCTCCCCACTTACTATCCATGATTTGTTCTGCAGATTTACCAAATGTTAAACGTCTAGCTTCTTTACCTTTTTTACCAGGTTTAAATGTTTTTAAAGCTCTTGTCATAAACGCTGCGTCATCTACGTATGATGCAACTTCTGTAGCAGATACTACTTTTTGTGCAGCAGTTTTGACACCTGCACCATAACCTAATAATAAGTTTATAGGGTCTGCACCTAATCTAAATGCACCGTCAATAATTGTACTTGCTAAAGCATAACTAATATCGCCCTCTTGTGAGAACTGTGCTGCAACTACACGACCAGGAGATATAGGTATACTTTCTCCAGTTTTAGTTGTGTATTCAAATTGATATTCATCTCTTTCAAAATCTTCTGTTACAGGTGCTCCATATATTTTTTTTGCAGCTTCGTAAGCCTCTGTAGGTGACTTACCTAATTTAATTTGTTTATTGTATACTTCTGTATCTTGTAAAGAAATTGAATTAGGTAAAATACCTGCACCCAAATTTAATGGTTTATTGTTTTGTATTTCAGTCATAGCTCTACTAAATTCTGTAGGACCATACGCTTCTTTTGTTTCGTCATAGGCTTGATTAAAATCTTTACCTAAAGTATTTTTTCGCATAGATTCTGTTAATTGTTCTCCAGGTAAAAGACCTGCTGCGACATTACCTAATACTGCTTTACCAATAGAAGTGTCTGTTTCTTGTGCAGCAACTACAGTAGATTTAAAGTTTTTAGATACTTTTTGAAGTGCAGAGTCCATAGCTAAAAAACCTAACTGAGTACCTCTTTTTAAAAAGTTTACTTTAGGATTAACCATTATTCTTTGTTTCTTCTCCATAGCTTTTTGTTGTCTTTGTGACAAGTCAAGCAATACACCATCATCAGGTTCTATACCTGACAACGCAGAATATACAACTAATCGTTTGTCTAGCGTAGGATAAGTCCTACTTATGTTTGCCATGTTTTTAGCTAATTCAGGTGATATAGCTCTTTCAAAGTTTTTTATTTCATCTAGGTTTGCAGACGAGTTAGCAGCTAAACCTTCTTTAGCTTCGTTAGGAACAAAGAAATTCGGTCTGAATCCCATGTTAAAACTCTGTGTCTGCTTCTAATAGTTCATCAAATATAGGGTCATTAAAATTTCTTTTAGCAGCAATAAGAAAATTATTTATTGTGCTTGTTGGCATAGGTTGTGTTCCATTATCTCCTGGACCCATAGGAATACCTGATTGTATTGGTTCGTTTATATTGTTAGTTGGTGCTCCTAAATTTATTGGACCTCTTGGTGCTCTAGGCATACCACCAGTATCAACAACTGCTTGTGTCATAGGATTTACTGCATCTACTTGTTCTTGTAAAGCTGCTGTTTGTCCAAACGAATCACCTTCTGTTTGTGGAGGTACAACAATATCTGCATAAGCACCACCACCTGTTAAATCAGTAGCTTCGTTTAAAGCACTACTTTTTCTACCTCTATTGTATTTACCATTACCCATATAAGTCATCTCCTAATTCAGGGTTATATTCCATACCTACTTGTAAATGTATAAAAAAATATGGGTGAGGTGTTGGTATTATAATATCTCTTAATAAAGTAGGTGCTTGTTCTTTGACACCTGTATAAACCACATCTTCTTCCCAATCCTCTGCATTAATTATATCGAAAAACTTTTTTAATATCTCTTCGTTACCCAAGAGGACCTCCTGGTGGTGGACCTTGTTGTCCAACAGCACCTAATACTTGTTCAATTCCTGGTAACGCACCTCCTGGACCTGGTGGAATTTGTGGACCACCAAGACCCATAGCTAATAATTCTTCTTCGCTTGGTTCATCGCCTTCTGCTGTATAATATTTATCTAATATCTCTGACATTTTTTGTGGATTTTTTCTTATCTCTATAGCAGCAATAGTTGCTTTCTGATTACCTTCTGCAGCTTGTGCCATAAGAGATTCAAACAATACAGTCTCTGCTTTTTCAGCATGTATTCTTTGTTGTATCTTAGTTATGTTTTCTAAGCCATCCATATTTTCTTGTAATGTTTGTGTATCAATGATGCCTTGTTGTTTTAATTGCAACCCTGTAATTATTTTTTGTGGCTCATCAAATCCTGCCATTACTCCATACACACGTCTTGTTGTATACATTTCTTTGATATCTGTTTGTGGTGTATATGATTCTTTATATGCTGTACCTTTGTGTAAACCTGCTATAGGTTTTCTTACACCAGGAAACATTGCCTCATCATACTCTAAACGTTTTGCATCTACTTCTTGTAATGCTTCGGATAGTATGCCTTGGTATTCTCTAACATGCAATGATGCTGATGTACCTAGTTCCTCTAATCCTCTACCAGTAACAAAACTATTAGGCGATTGTCCATCATCAGATACTGGATAAGATGCACCAAGTCTTAGATGTCTTTCAAGTCTATCTACTTGTTGAAATAATTGATATGGTAGATTATTGACTGGCTTAGACACCTGAGAACCTGGAGCTAAATAGTTTACGGCAAATCTACCTTTACGGTATTTACCTGATTCTATTTCTCCAACAATATTTGTTTCTGTAAATACTGCATCTTCCATTGCAATAGTTCCAAGAATATTTATTTTTGCCATGTTAGCCATAAGTCCTGTTATGTGTTGGAACTGGCTTTGTAGTTGGTCAAACGAATATCGTTTAGCTACTACGAAACATGGTCCTGACTTTAATGGGTTAGGCATAAAGTCTATAGTTTTTCTATTTTCAGGTAGATACACATACGTGCCTTCTGTATTCATATACTCAACTACTACTTTTCCATAACCAGTTGTATTAGCCCAACTACCACTATTTTGATTGGTTTGTAATAAAACTGAATACGGGTCTATTTGACCTTCTTCATCTTTTTCGTAAATGTATTTTTTAGCGTTTGGATATTGTTTAGCTAATGTGTCATGTGGGACACGAGATATAATAGCTAGTTCTTCAGGTTGTTGGTCGTTACCAAACATTCCTGGATAACAAGTAAAAGGGTCTCTTAGTTGTGCTTGTGGATATGGATTACCATCTTTATCTTTTTGATGATTTATAACCCATACAACAAAACCGTACCCTGGTAACCATCTACCTACTTGTGGTAATTGCATGTGTAGTTTTTGAAAACCATCATACGCACCAACAATACGTTCTATCTTTTCAGATTTCTTTTTTGCACGTTGTGAATCTTTTTCATTAACTATATCTACTTTTAAATCAGGAGCTCTACCTATTTTTTGTGCAAATCTTTCTAGTGCAGTTAAAAACAAGTTAGGTGCAGGTAGTTCGTGGTACTCTACATCTACGCTTTTACCAAGCAGTGCTGTAACTGCAGCTTCTCCACCATTCATAATGTCTCTAATACGAGACCTGTCTATTGCGTTTTCTTGATTGATGCTTCTTAGGTAATCTATCCTGTCATAAATCTCATCATTGTTTAAAGGCATTTATCTCCAATTATCTAAATCCATACTACTAGGTTCGTACCCTGAAAAGCTAGGATTATAATCATATCCCATTGCAGCGTACCGTTCTTTTTGCATACGTCTAATTGATTTCATTGGAAACCAACTAGCCATAACTATGTCTGTTTTTGTTCCTATAGATTTACTCTTGTTCTTAGCAGAACTAAAATAAACCAACTGGCTTGTATATAAGTTTACCTTTTCTTGTGCTTCAAAGCCAAGATATGGCAAAGAAATTAATTTATCTGCAAATAGTGGTCTCATAGCAGTTACACCAAACATAGGGTCAAATTTATTTTTGTATGTTTCATGTCCCTCTAAAAATATACCATGACCTGATGCAAAGTCTTTTATGCTAGGGTCTTGTCTAATTGCTTTTTGAAATCCGTTTTCCTCAATAACCCAATGTGCTAAATTATATTTCATCCACCATTCTTTAATTATTTTGAGTGCTTCAGGAATACCACCACCTAGATGATTATTCATATCTACCATGTGCATTATGTTTGTTTCAGGATTGTATGCCCATAAAAAAGCAGCTTGATACCCAGTAGAGGCAGGGTCAAGTCCTGCAATCAATCTTGTTCCTGGAGGTACCTGCCCAATATCTCTACCTTGGTCTCTACATGCTTCTATTTCTACTCGGTCAAATAAAGACAATCCTTCAGGCATAGCTACATTAAGATATACCATTTCGTATATAGCTCTACCACCTGTAGTTTCTGCTGCACGTTTTCTATCCATTAACCATTTGTATGTACGTTTACTTGCCCACAACATACAATCTTTATGTTCTTGTTCTTCCCAATCTGTTTTAACACAAGCTGTGTCATGTGCCTCTTCGACTTGTGTTGTCCAAGATTCGTTATCTAAAAGATGTGAATATATATCGTCATAGTGTTGTCGTGAACCAATAGTAACCATAGCTGTATGTTCCTCTTTACGACTAGACAGTGTTGTAGTCCACCAGTTTCTGGTGTTCTCTCTTGATGCAGGTTGCATTGTAGAGCTGTGGTCTTCAATGTCATCTGCAATAATTATGTCGCAGTCACGTGATAAGATTTTACCACCACGTCCAATGCCTACCATAGTCGGACTCTTGATACCAGTAACCGTTCTCGTACCAACAGTAAAACCACTTTGTGACCAAGACTTAGCAGATTTAGTTTTAGGTTTAAACTTAATGCCTGGTCCACATATCTCTTCTATTAATAATTCGTTAAACTCTAACTGGTCAATAACAGAACCCATAGCGTTCTTAGCAATGTCTTCGTTACCACCTACCCATAAAATTCTAATGTTAGGATTGTTGCATATAAGCCATATAACAAAATGTATAAGCAAGTCTGTTTTGCCGTGTCGTGGTGGAGACAATATCATGTGCTGTCCACCTGTCTCTATTGTGTGCATAATCTGTTCTATCCATTTTTTATGGAACTCTGGTGTTTCGTATGGAATACCCTGTTCAGTTCTAAAATATCTTGCTCTAAACTTATCAAAGTCTTGTAATGTAATTTCTGCTACTTGAGGTACTGTCCAGTTTTCTTGTTGATTAGCAATACTTATATCTTCTAGGTATGCCTGGTATGCCATAGAAACAGCAGCATCAGTTGTGCCAAGTATCTTAGCTACACCAGATATAGTATTAGTCTTATCAAAAATCTCAAGTGCTAGTCCAGATTCTTTAATATCGTCATACACTTGACCACGTCGAGAAGAAACATTTTTTTTGTGGCTAGGTATTTCTAGGGTGTCTTCTTCTTGTGTCCAGGTAGTGCCTAGTTTTTTTGCACGTTTCTTTTGTTGTGCTATTCGGTTCGAACATCGGTCACTACAAAACTTAGAACGTCCTTTAGGTAAAGGTCTATGACAACCTGCTGCATAACAAAGTTTACTTGACATAACCGTCACATGTTTTGTTTTTACACTTCATAGCGTCCTTAGGTAATAAAACCTCTCCACACTTGGGACAAGGAACTTTCATTTTTAATTACTTTTTTTTACGTGCTTTTTTCTTTTTAGGAAACCCTGCCTTCATGTTGGCATAGGCTTTAGGACTTATAGTAGAGTTTTTCTTTGACCTACTTGTTCCTGCTTTTTTTCTTGCGTTAATGTTTTTATATAAACTCATATTACCACTTTACCTTATTTGCCCAGTACGCTGCAGAACTAGGACCTTTTTTTATATTTTTTGCATGTCTTGCTTTAAATGCTTTGTTACGCTTTGTGCCATCAGGACTACCTTTTTTTCCTGCTTGACCAAATCTAATTAGTTTGTACTCGCTACCATAATGTGCCATAACGACATGCGAGTGTCCACCTTGTGTAGATGCTTTAGGTTTGTTAACTCCTTGCAGCCCCAGGCGTTTCATAGTCGACTTGACTCTATCTGGTGTTGGTCCTCCGTGTGGCATTATCTTTTTGCCGTCTTATACAAACGCTTACTATTTTTAGTATGTTTTTTACCTGTATGAATTTGTCCATTAGGCATCTTATGATGTGAGCCTTTGTACTCTTTACCTGCTTTTGTATATACTTTCATTAGTATTTAGTTTTTTTCTTTTTTTTCTTAGTATTCTTTTTTGGTTTACTCTTCATTTTTCCGTACATAAATACTCCTACATTATTTTTCTTTAGTATAACACAAAACCCCATTCGGGCAGGAACAGGGCTGTGTAAATTAAGATATCCTATAATCTAATTATTACTTGTACTATAACAACTTGTTATGTTATGGGGGTAAAAAAAATTTTTTATTAGGTAGGAGGATGCCGTTGCTCTTGCGAGTTCCAACATCCCTGGTCTAAGACGTCCTACCATCAATCGAGATACATAATACAAAGGGAATGTATATGTTTTTATTATACTACATTGTGCATTTAGTCAAGGGAAACCTGAGGGCTACGTGAGAATACTAGGCGAAAGGAGGAAACTCCTAGAAAAAACGCAACCCTCACTATTAATACTACACTTAACATCTCGACCTGCTATAGTAAGTTTTAACAAATATTTTTATTAAGTACTTTGTTACAAGTAAAGTTGCCATCGAGGGGCAGAAAGTTAGGGATACTTAACCAAGTATACAGCAGAAACACAAACCTAATACTCAAGGACCTAGGGACAATAAAGATTAGACTCCAATAGCTTTTTAAGCAGTGTGGCTCGTTATAACCATCCGACCAGTAACCAGGTACTAACCAATAAACAATACCTACCGTTACTGTACCTCTTTTATAGAGTGAATAACTAGGTATAAATTAACAGATATCTCTAAGGGATTACATACTATATAACTATGGGGTGCACATTTAACCCCACCAAATTATATATAGGCTCTATCATTCTTAGACATTCTTATTTATTCTCTACCTGCCTTACTCTATTATTGTTCTGTTCTCCTATGGCTCTAGATTGTCTGATTATGTACCCGTTTTAAATCTTTCTAAGAGGGTGGATGGGTGTCTAAATAAATATAAAAAACTTGTAACCTTTTTGTAACCAATGGAGTCTAAGTAGTAAGCAAGCAAAGGAACAACAATGAAAAAAGAAACAACATTCAAGATAGAAAGAAACTGTTACTGGTGTCAAATACTATTAGCCGACCATGAGGACTATCTAATCATGGACAGCAATTTCTACTGTCCTAGATGTCCCGAGTATAAGAAAGAAATCAACAAAGGATACTTAAAAAAGTTTCCATTCTTTATCTAAATAACTTGTAACCTAATTCAATCTAAAAGAGTCTAAGTAAGTAAGAGAAACAAAAGGAGAACCATGACTAAAAAACATTTCGAAGCAATAGCAAGAACATTATATCTAGGTGTAAAGAGTGCCGAGAATATAGAAGACGACAACGAAAGTGTTGCTACCTTAATACTATTAAGCA